CCCCCAACCAGGACTAATCCAATCAGCTACATTAGCTGTTGGGTTTGTCGCCGCTGGATCCTTGAAAAAGTATGCCTGCTCATCTGTTGGCCGGAACGTGACACAAAAATCATCAACAGCACTCAAAGATGCGTCATGCGCGTAAGAACATGTGTAACCAAGCTGGCTCACAGCCGTCAACGCTGAGCCATTCTTGCAATTAAATGTTCTTACGGAAAACGTACCGGATGCATTCAAAGGTGATGCCATACAATACGCTCTTATACCACCACTAGTAATTCTATACCCAGACACTGTAAAAGGCTGAGCATAAGCATTTCCTAGATTCATGGCAGTAAAGACCGCAACACCGGGGGTAGTCACCACAAAATCAGTTGCTAGCAACTGATACCAACCTGGACAGAATAAGATTGATCCTGTACCAGAGGCATTAGTATTTAACGTGATTGAATTGTGGAGTTGATATGACAACGAAGGAGTTGTATTCCCATCAGGATACTTGGATCCCTTACTGAGTCTACAAAATGGATCTGTAATGGAACACACCATCCTAGTTTGTGCTCGCAATTTTGCGTCAATTGCGGCTTCACCGGACTTGGGGAGTGTACGTCCCCATTGGTATCCCATTATATCATGCTCCGGATACTTGGGAGCGGAAGGGGAAGATTGGCTTTTCTTCCCCTTGGTTTTCTTGGGCCCCGATTTCTTCTTTCGAGACATGGTTATGGTTTAACCCTACAGGTGGTACAGTTCAGGGTGTTCGTCGACTGAGAGCTCCCAGTTATCGACGTTCACCTCATGTCCTTTCATGAAACCACCATGAATGTTAAATTCCCAACCCTCAAGAAATCTTTCCCAGTGTAGTTGGTCATCAACCGACACACCGAAAGCCGTAGCAAACGACTCTCTTGCCTCGCTCGTAATTCGTTGCGGTTTCAACTTGGACAGTTGTTTGAGACCAAGGGCTTGTAATTCTCTCCTAACTCTAACCATTATAGAACTATCAGGATCCAAAAACAAACGGCGATTGGTACCACAATTCCTCAAAATTGCCATCGAATACGCTTGCAAGACTGGGACGCCGAGATTTAAAACTAACTCACAAGTACCGATTGCATTCAATAGTCGAGCCCTAACCTGCTCAACTTGGAACAATTTCAACCCTGATAGGGCGGTACTCATGACTTTCATCGGATTACGAACAAACTTGAATTTTCCGGGTTGGAATTCAATGATTTTGCTTTGACAGAATTCTACATCCATCACATCGTAGACGACACTCTCCACCTTCATGTCGAATCCGTATGTTCGGAATATAGGCTTAACGTTTTCAAGAACCCAATCCAGGTCTTTACGTTCGATGATTAATACAGAATCATCGCCATCATCAAGTAAATCCCACTTGTCAATATCTATCATAAAGGCCAACATCATGATGCACATTATGATACAATTACCTAAAGCGGTGTTCATATCCCCACTCATTCGCTTTCCTCTAACTCGGTAGCGAATGCCTCGAGATGAAAAACACTTATTATTTAGCTGCTTCTTCAACAACTCAGCAAATCTTGGATTGTTGTTGCAACTTAAATAAACCCCGTGTTCTAGTTTTAGGACTTCAACGCCAACATGCTTGTCGAACCTAGAAGCATCCAGACCGATAAACACAGGATCATGAAAATTCCTTGCTTTGTCGATCAGGAGTGTTGCGCGCTGCACCTGATTTAGTCCCTTAGCTATGTTCCGGGTCTTCGGAACACCTTTGGAGACACCTTTTAATAGATACAAATGGTGTTCAATAGGTTTTAAATACTGCGCTACTTCCACACAGTATTTTGCACCCCTAAACTGAACTGCCCGAGGATCTGGATTTGGTTTTGATGCTTTGACTTCGAATCTCTCACTCTTAACAAACATTTTGATGTTTGCGTCCCTATCACTAGGTCCGAAGCTATTTAGAGTATCGAGAGCCATCTCATACCGCTTCCGTTTCCTCCCACTGTATCGTTGAGGCATCATGTTGATGTCGTCTTCTACAGTTAGGGGCAACATTGCTGCTAGTTTCGCCGCCGCAATCTTGAGGGCAGCTAATCCAGCAGGTGTGGGAGAAGGAGTCTCACCACAAACTCTGTTGCGAATACTCACTAACTGATTGTGAAGACAATCATGATGCACATTGGGAGACCAGACACCTAACAAGCCAGGAAGAGCTATTCTGGTGAT